GGGCATGAATCGCGTCATCCCGCTTGCGCTCGTCATCGGTCAGGTCGCGCCCTTCACCCTCTTCTGCCGCAGCGAAAATTCCTCGCCCTTCGGCAACAAGATCGGCGCGTTCCTGTAGAAGCGCTTGGTATCTTGACTTCATGTCTATTTCTCCTTATTCAGAGAGGCGTTGCGGGGCAAAAGAAAAAGCGGGTAGCGGAACCCCGAAACACCACAAATGGCATTTCTGGACTCGGCTACCCGCTCTCGCAACGGCGGCGGGGTTTACCCGACTGATCCAGGCTCGCCCGGTCTCAACGGAGCCTTCTTAGCCTGAACGCGTCCCTATTCAGTTGTCTACTAGATGATACTCCTTAGCAATTCGATTGTCAAGTCCCTACCTTGCCGCCAGCCGGAGCCGCCGCTTGCGCGTATCGGCGCTCGCCCCGCCGCCGCTCGCTGGCTCGAACTTGCCGTCATGATCTTCGCAGTGAGTCCGCGCTTCAGCGGCGTTCCAGGTTTCCTTCTTGTAGCGGTATGCCTGCTCCGTCATGGTCGTTTCGTTCTTCAATCGCCCCATGATCACATCGTAAGGCTTGCCCTTATGACTCCGCGTGGTGCGTCGGAAGGAGTCAGGCTTGAAAGCGCTGGGGTCACGAAGTCGGCACGAATGCTCTGACGGATAGGGAGCCTGAATGGGAAGTGCGTCAGCCTCGATATGGCCTTCCTCTTCCTCTGCCGCGATCCCAGTGCCCTCCACCGCCCCGCCGTGGCGCTGCACGGTCTGGGCCAGCGTCGCCACGCGATCTATCATGCCCAACTTCTTGGCTTCCTTGACGCCAAGGACACGGCCTTCGCCGAAACCGCCGCGCACTTCGCTGATGGATACCTCCCGGCCACGGGCCACTGATGCCACGAATGTATTGTAGTAATCATCCACCCGTTCCTGGATTGCGCCCTCAGCAACCGCCGTAAGCGGTTCATAGGGGTTGCCCTCTGTCTTGTATTTGCCGGCACTGATGAGAGTCGGCTTGATGCCCATAATTTCCAGGGCCTTCGATAGTTCCACATGGAGGGCGAAGACGCCGATGCTGCCCACCTCGGCGCTAGGGGATGCGACGATCTCGGATGCCGAGGATGCGAGCCAATAGGCAGCGCTGGCAGCCAGGGTATTCGCTACGGCGATGATGGGCTTGCGTTCCCGAGCCTGGTATATCTCATCAGCCAACTCCTGGACGCCGCTCACGCTGCCGCCAGGCGAGTCGATATCCAGGATGATTGCCTTGATGCTATCGTCGGCCACGAGGCGCTTGAATAAGGTTGACCATACCTCTAGGCTTGTCGCGCCAAATAGGGCAGCCAAGAGACTAGGGCGTTGTTGAAGGACGCCATAAAGCGGCAGGATGGCAATAGCACCGGCCGCCCGACTGGGGCGCGTGATGCTGGCCTCATAATCGAACCAAGCCGCTCCATGCTCTTCTTCTGCCCATGCGATGATGCGGGGAAGGGCTGATGGCAGAATCGCCCAGATGTCCTCGTTCAGAATCGCTTTTAGATTCTTCATCTCTTTCCCTCCTTGCATCGATGCCAGGGCCAGACCCATCCTTTCCAACAACAGCGACGTGGGGATTCCATGCGTTCAGCAGGTTTAGGTGCGATTGTGGGCCTGCTAGGATGCGGGCCTAACCTTCTGCCGACCTCCACCTGGCCTCGTGGGTTAGCCTGCATAGGTCTGTCTGTCATCCCTTTCCCTCCTTGTGTCGTACATAGACCACGTGCCTTGCTGGTTGGGAATCTGGCACTCCGTAGGCAGGATAATAACCATCCCATTCGGCCAGAATCGTTCCCTCCTCTTCGATGGGCACGAGTTTATATGCTTTAAGTGTGCTTCCAATCTTCTTTGCTTGATCTTCGTCAACGCCTTGTTTTGTTATTACCATCTGTTCCGCCGTTGCCTGTAAGGAATGGACATCGAGAACCAATTGGAGCCGTACCGTCTGAAGTGGATCAATGCCCAAGGCTTCACAGATGGCTGTCCCAATTAGATTCACTGTCTTAATCATCCCTTTTCCTCCATCATGTGCTCGACCAGCCAATCGGTGCGCTCTTGTTCCCAGGTTACCATCGCTTGAGGGCCAGCATAGAGGAGCGAGTCGCGCTGATCCCAAGCATATTCTTCGGCGGCCGCCTCAGTCAGGTGCAAGGTGTCAATCAGGTATTGTCGGTGTTCCTGATAGAACTTCTGCACGGCTTCCTGCCAGCCCACGCTATCGGCAGCGAACCGACGGCCTGCCCGCGTCATGGCCGCTATCTCCTTACGCACAACCCGGCCAGCCGCCCCCCTCGCCAGAAGACGCACCTGATCCACATTGGCCGCTGGCTCGACGATTGTGTGCGTCATGGGCTGCAGGTAGGTATCGCCGCCTTCGATAGGGTTCAGATTCTCCAATGTTCGGATGTCATTCACTGAGAGCCAGCCCCAGTTGCGGGCTGTCGCATAGGCCGCGTATCGGCTCGCCTGGTCGCCACGCAGGAGGGCATCCACCAGGAATTCGGCGAAGTAGGCTTGCGTTGCGATGATGAGGTCACGTGTGATCGTTTGTTCCCAACGTTTGAGCCAAGGCATGAGGCTATAAATGACGAAACCAAGAGACAATTGCTCGATACCTGTGCCCCAGGAAGTGACTTTAGAGGTTGAACCAATCATGTGGAGGGGCACTCGGAACCAACGGGCGATATCCTCCACCTGATGCTCTCTCGTCTGTAGGAATTGGGCATCCTCAGAGGTCATCCCCATCTGGTGCCAGGTCATGCCTTCCTCAAGAAGGGCGACTTGGTGGGCACCGGCCATTCCTGTGTGTGCCTTCTTCCAGGAATCTGATATCCGCTTGGCCCCCTCGTCAGTAAGCTTGCCGGGGTGCTCAAGTATGCCGCCAGGCTGAGCATTTTGCGAGAAAAACCGCGCCCCATAACCCTCAGCCGCCAGCGCCAGACCCAGACCCTCCCGCGCAAGCGTAATCACCGACATGCCCGTGATCCCATCGGAGGAGAAGCCCCGCAGGTGGAATATCTCCTCATCCCTGAATATGCGCGATCCACCCGACTTCTCTCGAAAGATATACTGAGGGATACCAGTGGGCAATAACTCCACCTTCATGCGGTCGGGGTTCAGCGGCACAAGTTGGTCGGCAAAACCACGCGGGCCGGGGACGATCTGAGAATAGGCATTACCCCGCAGGAGCAAGTGGCCCATCATCATTTCGCGCCAATCGAAGGATGTCTGCCGAACATTCGGTTGATCATGAAGGACGGAATAAAGGGGATGGTTGGTTGCCCTATTCTTACCACCATCAGCCTGTCTTTGATAGATGATAAGTGGGAGTTGAGCCACAGATTCCGCCAGTACCTTCACGCAGGCATAGACGGTGGAAATCTTGAGGGCATTGTCGGGGTTGACCTCGATGCCAGAATGGGATGCGGAGACGACGGGGCCATACCAGTAATCATCATCGGGAGCAGGCGTTTCGGCTTTAACTTCCAGAAGTCGCGTTATGAGTCCAGGCATCAGAACGCCTCCGATACTGCCAGCGCCATGAGCCCCAAGCCCGTCACTATTAAGGCTCCCGCCATACTGAACATCGCCACACCCGCCACGAGAGACATGAATCCTATCGCAAGAATTATAACATATAATCGCCTAAGCCGTTTACCCGATGATCCGTATCTCGCGCTCTTCATAGATTGAACCTGAACGCACCATCGCCCGGCCTATCGCCATCGCCAGGGCCACCATACCGTCCACCTTCTCTGTCGATTTCGCCTTATCTATCTTCAGATTGCCGGCCGCATCCTGGACCACCGCCACGTTCGAGGCCATCCAGCGCAGGACAGGATTGCCGCCGTGATTCAATCCGCGTTCCAGAATCAGGCGCTCCATTTCCTTCGTCGGAGCCGTCATGGACGCGAATCCCTGACCGAAAGGCACAACCGCGAAACCGTCCCCGGCGAGTTGTATTTGGAGTTGTGTTGAGTTCCAGCGGTCAATGGCCAACTCCTTGATGTTGTAAAGCTCCTTGAGTTCATTGGTTCTCACCCTGATTATATCGTAGTCAACGACATTCCCCTCGGTCGCCTCGATATATCCTTGCCGTGTCCAAACGTCATAGGGGACGCGGTCGCGTTCAGCCCGCTGCCGGATGCCTTCTTCAGGCACCCAGAAATAGCAGAGCGCCTTCTGTTCATCAGGGAACCATAGTTCCAATGCCGTCAAGTCCGCCGTACTGGAAAGGTCAAGGCCAGCATAGCATTCATGCCCCTTCAGTAGCATCGGATCGAATGGATGCCCATTCTCATCCCAGGTGGCCATGTCCAGCCAACGGTCGGCCTGCTCCGTCCATTCATTCAGGTGCAAGCGGCGGAAGGCATTTTGCTGCCCGGGCACTTCAATCGCCCGCTGACATTTGGTTCGCAAGTCTTCGGCCTTGACGGATACACCAAGGTTGGGATTCGCCTTCGGCCACACCGCCTCATCGCGCCAATCGTCTCCTTCATCTATACCTGCCACAAAACAGAAGAATGTGTCGTCGGGGATAATGCCCTCAAGGACTTTCACCGAATAATCATGCTGCTCCCAGCAAACACTATTCCTGTCGAAGCCCGCTGTCGTGATAATGAAGACAAGCGGCTGGCGTCGGGCTCCTGTCGCCGTTGTCAGCACATCCAGTACGTTCCGTGTCTTGTGGGCGTGGAGTTCGTCAATGATGGCGCAGTGGACATTCAGGCCATCCATGTTGTCGGCGTCGGCCCCCAACGGCTCGAACTTCTGGGCGGCGGCTTCGACATGGAGATTGCCGACGAAGGACTTGATGCGGCGGTTGAGTGCCGGCGTCCTCTTCACCATGCGGGCGGCCTCGGACCAGACGATCTTCGCCTGCTCCCTCTTCATTGCCGCGCAGTAAACTTCTGCCCCCTGCTCGTCATCGAAGAAGGCCATATAGTTACCGATGCCAGCCGTCAAAGTCGATTTACCATTCTTGCGGGCGACGGAGACATAGGCCGTGCGGAAACGGCGGGTGCCATCCGCCCGTTTCCAGCCGAAGAGAGAACCGATAATGAAGGCTTCCCACGGTTCAAGAATGAAGGACTGCCCCGCCCATTCGCCCTTAGAATGCTTCAGAAGGGGGAAGAAGGCGATGACACGCTCGGCTTGTTCGGAATCGAAATGAAGACCATGTTCCTTGCCTGTCTCCAGGTCACGCAGATGGCGTTCACAGGCAAGTTTCACAAGGCGGCCAGCGGTGATCTGACCCGATGTCACAGCCTCGGCATAGGCAGCGACGGCAGATTTAGAAGGTGCGGTTACTACCACGCATCCACTCCTCAACGGGATCGGATTCGGGCGCGGCCTTGGGTGCTGATATCCGCGTCCGGCTCGCTGGCGTCAGGCCAAATTCCTGACAGAAGGCTTTGACCAGGAGGGCGTTCTGCTTGGAGATGGTAGCGTAGGGGCTGACCTGGATGTAGTCACTATTTTTCGCTTTTAGGACAGAACCATATTGAGAGAGCATCGCCTCGGCCTCGACATAGCGCGCCCATGCCTGACAATAGGTGGTAAGGGCCGCCCGATCTACAATCGTCAGCAAGCCAAGGCGGTCGAGCTCAGGGACGACGCGCTTCCACTCCTTGTGGGCCTCGCCTATCAGCCACCGAGGGCACGATGGCCGCTCACGCCGGGGCTGAGGCTCCTGCTTGTTCAGCGCCCGCTTGCTGGGGTTGCCGTGCAGGATGCGGATGTTCGTCGGCTGTGGTGCTGGGCCACGCCTACCCATCGAGCACCGCCTCTCGCCCCGTGAACTGCTCCCAGCGCTTGACCGCCACATCAACGTAATGCGGCTCGATCTCCATCCCGTAGCAGCGACGCCCCAGGCGCTCGCAGGCGATCATGGTGGTGCCGGAGCCGAGGAAGGGATCGAGGATGATTTCACCCGCAACCGCATGGTTGCGAATGCAGGGCTCGATGACCGCAACGGGCTTTTGATTGGGGTGCAGCGTCTCGGTTCCCGCGACCTTCTTACCGTCGTAGTCAATTTCCCAAACCGTCGTCTGATTACGTTCACCGAGGAATGGCGGCTCATTTCCCTCCCGCCAGCCCATCAGGCACAACTCATGCCGCCAATGATAATGACCTCGCCCGAAGGTGAAATGGGGCTTGACCCACACGATTTGCCGATGATAGATGATTCCAGCAGCAGCAGCAGCAGCAGCAGCAGCAAAGTACCCCTGCGTCTTCTGTGCATGCCAGAGATACCACGCCGCGTTCGGACGAGCACCAAGAACAATGGCCCTGATAGTACTTTCTAGCCACGACTGAAAGGCGGTTCCTTCTTGAGCGTCATTGGCGATAGGATCAAACTTATGCGGCCTCTTGGCGGGCCGAGCGTCGTGTTCGTAAGAAATGCCATAAGGCGGATCGGCCATAATAACAGCCGCCTTCTCCCCCGCCATCAGCCGCGCCACGTCCTCCGCCTTCGTGCTGTCCCCGCACAAGAGTCTGTGCTCGCCGCAGAGCCACAGGTCGCCCGTCTTGCTCACAGGCTCCTCGGGCACCTCCGGCACATCGTCGGGATCAGTCAGTCCAGGCTTCGGCCCGATACCCGCCTCCTTTACCAGCCCATCCAACATCGCCCGCACCGCATCGCTATCGGTTGCCACGTCCTTGAGCAAATCTTCCAGCGCATCCTTCGCCGCAACCGCCATTCCTGCCAGTGGGTCCAGGGTCGCCAGAATCAGCGCCTCCTCTTCGGGAGTCAGATCAATATAGACGACAGGCACCGATGGCTCGCCCCGGCTGATTGCCATTGCGACTCGCAGGTGGCCGTCTACAACGAAGCCCGTCTGCTGGTTCACGATCACTTCTTGCACCCAACCCACCTCATCGAGAACGCCGGCCAGGGCGTCTTGCTGGGCCTTCGGATGGATGCGCCAGTTGCGGGGATTAGCAAGCAACTGGTCGGGGGCTTCATCACCGTGACCCACGATGCGGCTGCGCCAGGATGCGGTCGCTGTCGTCACTTGTCAGTCCCCCTTAACCAAACCTGCGGTCGCGAAAAGATGGCTACCCCCATCGGTCCTAGAATGAAAGCTACAGACTTTTCGCATACTCCCCTTTATCTTTTCGTTTCGGCCACCCACCGCCGTCTTGCGCGACAGTCTTTCTGTTATGGCAACGGTTACACATTGATTGTAGGTTCTCGCGTCGCAGATTGGTTACATCGCCATCAATATGATCAACGTTCGTCGCCGGTGCATTGCACTCTCGGCATAGTGGCTCTTCGTGAAGGACAAGTAAGCGTAGACGCTGCCAGTTGCGGCCATAGCCACGCTTCGATGAGCTAGGTCTATTATCTGGTGGGCGTGGTCGCTGATGGCGTGGGCATCGGCTATCCCTGACTGCTAATCCTGGGCATCCCGGGTAGGTGCAGGGTGATAAGGGTTTATTAGGCATAGCCATTGATCACTGAGACAATCCTACACGGAAGCGTGTAAGCCTGTCAAAATATGATGCGATTCCCTGCCTTCAGCCCCACTAATCTTCTCCTGATGCCAGTTACGTGTCTCTCCAATACCTCAGCTATTCGTTCGGCAGTGAGCCCTAACATGTGCAGTTCGGTGATGGCCTCGGCCACTATCAGAATTATCTTGACCGCGTCTTTGGTGCTCACGCCTCCCTTATAGCACGCAGAGGGGGAGGCAATCAAGGATTGTGATGTAATTCACCGCTATTTTGACCATAGGCTGAAAACAGACGGTGTAACCCCTTGACAAGATATAGAGTAAGGGCGTAAGGTCATGGTATCGGACGGCAATGTTCAGAGGGGAGACGGAAATGGCAAAGCATACACCGGGACTATGGACAATCCAGGCCATAAGTCAGCCAACACCTCGACGCGGATTCGCCTACATGATCCGAGACAGCCGCAACTGTGCCTTGGCAGAGGTCGGCCACACTGACGCGATCACCGACGGTGCAGAGGCCGAGGCCAATGCCCAGTTGATAGCAGCCGCGCCCGAGCTGCTGGCAGCACTACAGGCAGCGTTTGACTCGTGGTACGACGACCCGCGCCACTTCCAGGCACGAGAACTTGCATGGGTCAGCATGGCTCGCGCTGCTATTGCCAAGGCAGAAGTAGCATCTTAGCCTCCATCGCCCAAGAGGCGAGAGCGTAGGAAAGGAGACAGCATGTTCGTAAAGCTGACGGAAGCCGATGGGAAAACGAATGGCAATATCCAATGGGGACCTGGCATCCGGCACGAGGCGCGTAAAAAGAAGGGCCGACTTACCCCGAAGGACTTGTGCTCCCCGTAGGTGATCCACTACTACTCGTCC